TCTACCACCATTTCCTGAAATCTCTTCCTGTTCTTGTGGAGTTAAGCTACCTAAAACACCACCTAGTACAGTAGCACCTATCATGCCTGCATTACCTGTAATAGCATTAGCTGCGGTTTTAAATAAGCCTGGAGAACTAACTGCAGCACCTTTCATTGCAGCTGTAGATCCTGGCAACATTTTAGTTGCTCCTCCAAAAAATGTTGTTCCTAAATTAGAAAACACATTACTTGGTGCATAAGTTCCTAATTTAAATAAACTGGAAAGTCCACCTCCTGCTCCTAAAGAACCTAACCCTGCAGTACCTGCATAAAGTAATGCAGCTTTACCTAAATCTGATTTAGCAAGACTTTTAATACCTTTAGCTGCACCAGAAACTGCTTTTTTAACAGACTTAACAATACTTCCCAAACCATATTCTTGTCTTGGCTCAAGGTTCATGATTCCACCACCTCGGTATAATTGTCTAGGTTCTTGTCCTCTTGAAATTGGCATAATTTTATCTACTATATATAATAATTCATTGTTTTACAACTATTCTGATGCTGCTCCTAATGGAGGCATTGCTGCTACTTTAATCTTTAATGATCTTGTAATTTCTTCTCTAATAGTAGGAGTACTTGAATCTGCAATATCATTCTCAGCTTCCTCATCAGAGTTATATTCTACATTAGTTCTAGTATTTCTTAGCACTACTTCAGTTTCACATTTAACAACAGGTACTTTCTTACCATTTATTATTGTGTAATTTACTGATCCTTCTTCTTTAAACGCCATGTTTTTCTCCTTAGTCTCGGTTAATTTCTAATATAGCACAAGTTCCTTCTATGTCATTAGCACTATCTGCCTGGACTCGCAATACGTCATTTTCTTCTAATACAACTGATCCATCTGATATAGATTGCGAATTATTTGCTGCAATTGTATGTTTTGCAAACGTATATTGTGTGGTTGCAGAGTTATCATAAATATGAGCATGAACTACAACGTTTCCTGCTCCAACATTTGCCATATGTATGTTTTGTATAATTGCTCTTGAGTTAGATGGGACAGTGTAAACGTCTGTTGCACCTGTAGTTGTTAAATCAAATTGTGCGTTTTTATATATGTTTGCCATTAACTATTACTTCCTGCAGATTTAAACCAAGTAAACCTTTCTGTTTCTTGTTTAAGTTCATTTAAAAATGTTGAATTTAATTGTTCTACAATTAAAGCAACTGCTCTATTAATTTGTTTTTGGTTAGAGACATCATACTCTTCTTTGGGTTCAGGTAATCTAACTACTATTTTAGCCATTATCTTCTACCATCTGGTTGTATATCTATTCTAAGTGTTCCAAATCTCCAAGACTCACTAACATCTGTATTTTCTATTTTGATATTAACAAATCGACCTCTGGCTCTTGTATCTTTTTTATCAGTGTTAGCATTGATTGTAAAGGGGCTCAAAGATGTCACTGTGTCCGATTGTTGAGGATAGCTTTTAACTGCTAAGGTTACGGTTGCATTTCCTTGTAAATCTTTAAAGTCAGGTATAAACCTTCTCATAGCTAAAAATACTTCACCACTAGTCCCTTGTGTTTGTAAATCAAAATCAAACGATTTCACAAAAGAAGTAATGGTAGTAGTGGTCCCGTCAGGATTAACTTGATCGGTTCCAACTTCATGTTCAAATAAAGTAGTTTGACCTAAACCATTTTCTCCCACAATCACTGGAAACGTTCCTGTAGCGGTGTCATCAAATTTAGTTGCAATAGGTTTTGGATAAACGGTAGCATCAATCCAAGAAGTTCTAGCTTCTGTTCCAATATACCAAACACCTCCAGGAACTTTTTCTGCTAGAGAACCATAATTAAAGACTACATATTGATCATTGTAATCAGAATTAGTGGAAGGATAATACCAAACAATTTCAGTATATAAATTATTAATACCAGCGTATACTTGCTGACCTTTAGTAGTATTAGCTTGATTATAAACATAGTCTTCAACACTACAAGGTAATGATTTAACCGTACCATCAAACATAAAGAAACCATTAGAGGACATCCAGAAAGCAACACCATCTATTTCAATCGCTGAATTTTTACCAATCAATCCACAGTTAGTTCCTACTTGTTCAAAACCAAAGGTAAAAGGTGCACCAATAAATTTCATCGTGTACAATGCATTATCGGTCCAAACTAAAATAGTTTCTTTGGCTTTTAAGGATCCAATAATTCTAGTTCCATCTTGAAGTCTTTGTGTACCTGCAGAATTGATTGCTGTAGGTGTATAATCATTTATATCTTCTTGGTCCGAGAACCTTATAAACATATCATCTTGAGTAGTGGGATCTCCAATAACAGTTTCCGTTCCTAAATGAATCAAGTGACGTGTGGTAGGTGATACTAAACTAACTCTTGTTGTAGTTGGATTATTAGTGGTTTCAAATCCTGATGTGGTAGTAGATGCTCTTGTTATTAATCTTGCAGCGTCTCCTGCGTTCCATGTAAAAGTTTTACCATTTGCAATCGTTGCAACTAATACTTGACCAAAATTACTTAGACTCCAGAGGCCTGGTTCCAGACTCACGTCAGATGCAGAAGCGGCTTCTCCCCAAGCGCCACTACCCCAAGTATCAATACCCCAACCATAACCATAAGATTGTTCTGCAGGACCCACTGGTTCGTAAGGTTTAACACTTAAACTTCCGCCCGTACCTACGGTTGCAGTAGCATTAGTGCTTTGAGTAATGGTAAATATAGTAGCTGATGTGATACTTGTTACTTGAAATAATTTATCTTCAAAGTCTGCATCTGTATATCCAGTTCCCGCTGGTAAAGTAACACTATCTAATAAAACAATGTCTCCGATAGCTAAGTTATGATTGGTCCCTGTAGTAATAGAGCAAATAGCTGAAGCATTTGTAGTAGCAATGGTTGCAGAGGTTAAAGTAGTTTTTAAAGGAGTGATGTCATAGAGTTGACCTTCAAAGTAAATAAGTAAAAATTTATCTGTTCCAATTGCAACATATCTATTACCGTCTAAATCAACAAAGGCAAATTGACGTCTTGCAACTCCGACAATCGTATCCGTAATTAAAGATGACCAGCCTCCTACTTTCTCAGGTAAGCCATATCTAAATCTTGTATTATCACAATCCACCCATCTGTTTTCTGCACCAGACGTGGTGTCCTGCTTATCAATTCCTGGTAAGACTTTAAATTCAATTAGAGCCATAATATATGCTCCTATAGGTTATCTTTGTAAGCCCAGCCTCTAGTTGCATTAACATAGACTAAAGTAAAAGCAGTACCATTTGTAGATACTACTAAATCAGAACCATTCCCTAAAATATTAGAACTGTTTCTACCGATTGTTAAATTGTTAGAAGCTAAAGCATTACCACTATCTATAAATGTAACTTCATTACCTATTGATGGAGATACTGGTAAATTAATTGTAACCGGTGCACCGATACCACTACCTGAAGTATTAACTAATACTTGGTCTCCATTAACGGTTGTGTAAGTAGCTCCTGGTGTAGTGTATCCTTTAGTTTGTAGTTTACCGGTAATATTAGTTCCATCAGAATATAAAACTGTTGTTGATCCAATAGGTAAAGTAATACCTGTTCCTGAAACTGTTTTAACGGTTAAGGTATATAAAGAAGAAGATCTATCTGTTGCATCTTCAACAATAAATACTCTTTCAGCACTATCAGGCATAGTCACTGTTCTGTTAGCTGTTAACGTTCCTGTAAATTTGTAATATAAATTTTTACCATTTGATGTTGCATAAGTCGCTAAAGATAAAGCTACATCTGCTCCACCTACTGCAAGTGATAAATAACCTGAAGAGGCTTGTTCTAAAATTTGTAAGTTGGTATTAGTAATTGTTCCCCAGGTTCCTGACTTTTCACCTGTAGTTATTAGTTCTAGTTTTAAATCGTTTGATGTACTTGATGCCATAATTCTCCTATGCGTCTGGATCTATTGGGACCCAAATCTGATTTACCCCTGGTGGTATTGGGTTCCATGATATCACAGAAACAGGGTTAGTTGCAAGTGCTAATTCTTCTCCTGTAACAAGAACAGTTTGGCCTATTTTAATAACTACATTACCTGTAGATAGATTTACTCTTTGTCCTGTAGGTAAAACAACTGATTTACCTTCAATAACTACATTACCTACTGAAAAGTTTAATCTGACACCATTTACGGTTACA